AGAGTATAGGACGTCCCGTAATCGATGCCAACCCAAATATAATACAATCCTCCACCTCTCCATGGTGGGCTTTAAGGTCATAGAGATATTCTCTCCTGATCTGTGCGTAAGTCACAGGAATGTTTGCATTTAGGTAAGCCATCTCTCATAAAATTCCTAGTTCACTAAAAAATAAATGGCAACGACCACTACTACTATAACGATAGATGTCTGTGGATGAGCTTTTGCCCATGCCCAAACTTGTTTAACCTTTTCCATAGTTTCCTCCTATTATTTTAATATCACCAATAATACACTAATGATTGCTATACTAACTATAATCTTAAAAATATGATAGCTCCATAGATGTCTAATTTCATCTATAATTTTGTTCATATCTCCTCCTATTTTATTTTACCCCAATTTTCACCGGATTCATAGTCCACTTTATTAGGCACTTCTAATTCAACAGCGGATTCCATAATTTTAACTATTTTTTTAGATTCTTTATCATCTTTTACAGATATATCCAACTCATCATGTACTTGAATATGTGGAATAATTTTTTCTTTATATAGTTCGATCATTGCTTTTTTGGTCATATCAGCGGCTGATCCTTGGATTAATTTATTAAGTGCTTTGTAGGTATATGCTCTACGAATCCCCGGTCCGTGTTCCCTGAGTGCTTCTTCATGCGGCAAGGATTTATGAATTCCGAATTGATTAGGTTCCCATAAATGAAATCTACACAATCTTCCAAGTAAAGTTCTAATTTTTCCAGAGTCCTGTGCACGTTTCATAACAGAATCCATCAGTTGTTTTACAAATGGAACTTTGCCATGATACTGTTTAAATAATTCTTCAGCTTTTTCTTTATTAACACCTAACTCAGCTTGTAATTTATTTTTTCCCATTCCATAAAACAAACCTAGATTTATAGTCTTGGCCTGTTTTCTAGGTATGTCTGCCATATCGGCTACAATAGCATGGAAGTCTGCATTGCCTTCTCTATAGGCATCTAAAACATCTCCTACACCGTACAAATTTTGCAAAGATGCATAATGCACCACCAACCTAGGCTCCTGTTGATTATAGTCAAAACAACCCCATCTATGGCCCTCCTCGGGTATGAATAAACGTCTAATCCGTGGTCCAAGGTCCTTGTTCCGTGCAGGAATCTGCTGAAGGTTTGGGTTAGAATAACTGAATCTTCCTGTAACCGTTCCTCCATTATCTCCTCGAAGCTGGTTTATTTCAGCAAATATTCTTCCCTTGTGTGCATGCTTTAATATTGTATCTATGAATGTGGTATGGGCCTTGTTAATTTCACGAGCTTGAGCAATTTGTTTCACTAGTGGGTGGGGGTGATTCTGTAAAAAATTCTTTGTAAACGATGGAGCTTGTGTTTTTAAAGTTCGATCGTACGGAAGTTTAAGTTTATCAAACACCTGGGCAATGGATCTCGCTGCCCAGATCTGAACCTCAACATTCGTTTCTTTTTTAACTTTATGTAACAATTGTTTTTCTTGTTCTAATAATGTTTTCTTTTCTTTCAATGCTTGTTCTTCATTTACACGCACACCGAGAAACCTCATATCAACAAGACATGGAAATAGTTCTGTTTCTAATTCCCAAATGTTCCAAATATCCTGACAATCAATTTCTTTTTTTAATTCTTGCCATAATGCAAGAGTTAATTCTGCATCTTTCTCAGCGTAGGCACCTACATATATAGCTGGAAGTTTATACATTTCTGCTTTTGCATCAACTCCCCATGTTTTAGCTGCTTCATACAATGCGGCTTCATCTTTTCCCTGTCCCGTGTAACGTCTAGCACAGGAATTTAGATCGTAACGCATTTGATTTTCATCAACTAACGCTGATGCAATCATTGTATCTATAATTCTTCCATTAATTTTGAATCCCGCTGATCTTAACCAGCATACATCGTACATGGCGTTATGAAAAATTTTGTCGACATCATTACTTAAAACTTTGTGTAACCATTTTGAGACCATACCCTTGTCCATGTTACCACCGCCTTCATGGGCAATAGGAAAATAACCAGACCATCCGGAAACTGCGACAGCTATTCCTGTAATTCTTCCATTACCTGTAATTGAACCTGATCCCATCTTCACCAGATCAGTGTCTTTGGTTTCTAAATCGATTGCTATTTCATCATATCCTAATAGATCTGGAAATTCTTCAGGAGGAAGCCATTCCGTTTGAGGTTTGAAAAGTGGCTGTTGTATCATGAATAATCTCTTTCAATAATCATATCTATAAAATGTTTAGCTTTTTCCAAATCTTCCTTTCCTCCTTTATATGGATGCCTGCAAATATATTTAATAACATTTCCTTCAGGAAAGAGCAACTTGTTCTCAATCACAAATTTGCTTGGTTGAATTTTCATCTTTTTATAATGAGTTCCACCAATTTGTTTATCGTATGTGCTCATGCAGTTCCTAGTAAAATTAAACAAAATACAAAAGTATACAAACAGATAATGGTTATTGCTGTGATATTTCTCATATCTGATAACTCTTATAAAAATCTTTCGGCTCTATAATATGTAGATGTTCCTTGGTCCGTGTTGCACCGACATAGAATAATCTATTCTCATCATCTGGATTTCTATCGTATCCTTTTTGCGTATTTAAACTTAAATCTGTTAATAAAACTACATTTTGTGCTTCTCCACCCTTGACACCATGGATAGTTGATAATAAAATTCTTGGCGTTTTATTTAGTTGTTCTCCATTACTTCTCATTTTTCTGATATATTCCACTTTTCTCCACGGAGCATCATCCAAAGATTCATACCATACGCTGTTGGTCCGAAGTCCAAATTTTTCTTTGCAATCGTCTAAAGAATAATGGGCATCTTTATTCATTAATAAAAGCTGGGTTTTATCAGCGTGTTTTGGGCTCATATAATTGTAAATCTGCTTAATTTGATCGGGATTCATAACAGATCCTTTTCTCCATTGTTCCCAATTAGTAATAGCATTGTATAAATCTTCTTCGTAAGATTTTTTAAATTTGTTTTTATAGTAAAGTCCTTTTTGATAAAGGATATCTTCTAGTTCATTTAACATGAATCTAGTTCTAGCCAACACTATCCATTCTCCTTTTGACATATTTACATTTTCAAAATTAGAATATCTTGTCAGAGAGCCTTGTACTGTTTTTGGTTTCCAATCTTTTGGTAATCGTTTAGAAATTCTACTTACTATTTTCATTGCAATATCATGAACCTTTTTTGGAATTCTATGAGATTGCATAAGTCTTATAAATTTTCCATCCTGAGCTATAAAACTGTCAACATCAGCACCAGCCCATCTGAATATTGCTTGATCGTCATCGCCTGCAATATAAGAATCATCTGTTTTATTCCAAATGCTTTTTGTCATATCCCATTGCATCAAAGATAAATCTTGTGCCTCGTCTATGAAGACAACATCGAACGCAGGTGATGCATCTGATTTTACGAAATCTAAAATCATATCGTTAAAATCAATGAGTCCATATTGTTTTTTATAAGACTCTAGTTCATTTGCTATAATTTTTAATTTATCAAACTCGACATCTTGGGTATGCTCCTGTAAATCATATTGTTGAGCAATTGATATATTTCTTAATTTAGCTAATTGAATAATTCTGAGATAATCACTTTTAGTGGTGAAAACACCTCCTTCTTCATCATCGTATTCTAAATAATCAACGTCAAAATCTATTTTTTTACCAAAATCTTGATAATGCCTTTTTTGCATTACGTTTTCTTTTTTAATTCCTAATCTTCTGAAAGCTAATGAATGTAGTGTTCTAAAATAGGGTAGGTCATCTTCCGTATAATCAAATTTTTTCATTGCTCTGTCTCTTGCTTCGTATGCAGCTTTTTGAGTAAAAGCAAAAAATCCAATTTTATTAGGGTCTGTTTCTTTTAAATGATCTTCTACTTTTTCCAACAGGGTTTCTGTTTTTCCGGTTCCTGGTGGTCCTAATACAATTGTTTTCATTTTGGCTCCCATCTAAGGGCAGACCAGGCTTTATTCCAAGAACCTTCCACCATCTCTATTATTTTTTCATATTGTGGATCAAATTTGTTATCAAGTTCGTAGCCAAACATAATCGGGGTTGTTCCTGGATCATCATCTTGCATATATTCATACGTGTGAAACATTGATAAACCTATGCGGGTATATCCTTCCGTATATGAGTATTGAAATTGGTATGAGGTCAAATGGTCATATATTGTATTTTCTAGACAAAGAGCTACAGCAGCTGTGTCAAATCGAGTTTTTAAAGCACCACCAAATAAAATTAAATCATTTTGAGGGTTCCAATATTTTTTTATTTTCTCTCTAAAATTTTTATAATCAGGATCATCCCAGTAGTCCGTTACATCACGTATGGGTTTTATTTCAACATAAATTGGTTTGTTTCCAAAACGTTTAGCTCTTTTTTTTGAAGGATATAAAACAAAATCAGGTTTATAACCAATTAAACCAGGTACATCAGGTTCATAATCAAAATCCCAATCTAAATTTTTAAAATGATTAAAGTATCTTGCTTCTAATTTACTTCTAAATTTCATGCCTTTATGTATTATTGGTTTTGC